CTAAGCAATGAACCTCGCCGCACTTCGTCTGCCAACGCAAAAGGACCGCTTCGGCCTGCGCCTGAAAACGGATCGCGTCTCGACGAAATCCGGCCCGAGGCGTTTCGGCCGCGCCCTGAGTCTGGACGCCTGCCGCGCACAACTTGAGCCGCTCCCACGAGATGGGGAAACCCTGCATATGCTGATGGGTGGGGCATACTGCGGGTGGGATGTCATCGCGTCAGTTCAAGAACTCGCCAGCGCTCCAATCTCTGAAATGTGGATCGCAACCCTTGGCTTCAACGACGCGACCACAGAGCAACTCTGCGCGATGCTGGACGCGAAGACGCTGGGCCGCGTTTCGCTCATTTGCTCGCACTACTTCAAAAGCTCCGACCCTCAGACCTTCGACAACGCGACCAAGGCGCTCGGCCAGCGTGGCCAGACCATCATCTGCACGCGGTCGCACGCAAAGGTGCAATGCCTCGCCATTGACCGCGCCCGCTACGTCATCGAGAGCAGCGCCAATCTCCGAAGCTGCAACAACCTAGAGCAGTTCACCCTTTCAAACTCCGGCCCGCTCTTCGAGTTCCATCGCGAATGGATGCAGGGGGCCATCGCCGAGACCGCCGCTCATGAGTGACGAAGCCGCATCCTCATACCCAGCTAAGATCATCGCCGACCTGTTGATGGTTTCCGCCCGTCGCCTCGCGCAGCTGGCAGAAGAGGGACATGTGCCCAAACCCATCGCGAACAGATACGATCTCGTCGGATGCGTCCAAGGCTACATCAAATTCAAGAGCAAGGCGGATGGGGAGAGCATCGCCGCCGAAAAACTCCGCAAAACCAAACTCGAAGCCGACGCCTTACAGCGCGCGAAGGAGATCGACGAAGGCGACCTTATCCCCGCACCGCTCGCAATCTCCCTAGTCAACGAGCACTTCGCCGCCGTCCGCTCCGAATTCGAGAAGGACTACCAACTCACAATCCCTTCCCTGTGCGAGGGTAAGAACTCGGGCGCAATCCGCAAAATCTGCGACAAGCTCTTTGCGGACCGATGCCGCAACCTTTCGACCCGGAAGGCGAAATGCCTGCCGGATAGTGCAGCAGAGTGAAATCCTACAGTTATGAGCCAAACCTCAAATTCTTCACGCGGGTGCATGTCCGGCCTGCCGGGGCCGTTCTTAGTACTTTTCGTCGCGCTGAAACTCACCGGGCACATTGACTGGCCTTGGTGGTGGGTTCTGTCTCCTATCTGGATTAGCGTATTACTTCTGGTGGCCATACTCGCGTTCTGCTTCGTGGTCGCACTGGTAGCGGAAAGAAAATGACCGCTGCCCCCCGCCTCGACTCCGCCTTCCGCTCCCACTGGTCTGCCCCATTCGCTGGCAGCCTGTCCGAGTGGGCGCGCTCCCTTGCGCTGCCTCAGAGCACGCGGGCGGACCGATTCGAGCCGGAGGAGGCCCCGTGGCTGCGCGCCCCCGCTGACGCGCTGGTTGACCCCGAGGTGCGGCAAGTCACCTTCATTGGCCCCGCGGGCTGCGCGAAGTCCCTGCTCGGGGAAATCTACATGGGGTATGTGGTCAAGAACGACTCCGGCCTGATCTACTACGTGTGCCAGGACGACGATGCGGCCAAGGACGTGATGGAGGATCGGATGTTCCCCATGTTCCTCGCGAACCACGTGCTCGCATCAGTGATGCCGCTGGACCGGAGCAAGAAGCGAATCGCTAAGGTTCAGTTCCCGCGGGCGACGCTCTACGCGTTGGGCGCGAACAAGAACAACGCACGTTCGAAGCGCATTAAGCATCTCATCCGCGAGGAAACCCACCTATGGGAGCCGGGGATGATGACCGCTTTTAAGAAGCGGGTGAACGCGGTTTCCGGGTACAAGATCCTCGACCTGACAACCGGGGCAATCTCGGGCGATGAGACGACGGAGGAATGGGAGGCATCGACCCGACATGAGTGGCATGTCTGCTGTCCTGAGTGCAAAGCTCCGCAGATCATGGAGAACCGCCGCCTCGGCTTCGAGCGGTCAGAGAAGACCATCGACACGGACGGCGGGTTCAAGATGAACGAGGTTCGGAACTCAGTCCGCTACTCCTGCGCGCATTGCGAAGCGCAGTGGCGCGACACACCGGAGACGCGGACCTGGCTGCGGGACTCGGGCTACTACGTCCAGACCAATCCGAACGCGAGCGCGACCCATCACGGCTACCACATCAACGCTCTCGCGATTCACTGGATTTCGTGGGGTGACCTGATTCAGGAGTGGCTGACCTCGGCGCGGGCCGCGAAGGGCGGAGCGATGGAGCTTCGGAAGAACTACATCATGGAGCGCCTCGCCGAAGCCTGGGACGAATCCCCGCGCGAGGAATCCGCGGAGGCGTCAGGTAAGCGAACCGGCCCCTACCGCATGACCGGCCCCGCGGCTGGCCTAACTGAGTGGCGGCCCGGCTGGTGGATTCGCAAGCCCGGCGACTGGCCGGACGGCTGGCAGGAGTTGACCCGCTTCTTTGTCGCCGACGTGCAGGACGGTCACTTTTGGGCCGGGTGCCGCGCCTTTGCCGCCGATGGCACTTCCCGCCTTGTCGGCTGCTGGGGCGGGTCGGAGGGCGAGCACAAGCTGACGACCTACGAGCAGCTCGAAGAACTCCGCGAAGCTCTCGACGTTCGCCCCTCGCGCGTGTTTCTGGACTGCGCCCACTTCACGAAAATGGTGCAGATGCGGTGCGCGCAATACGGCTGGCAAGCGTTCGTGGGTGACGAGACCGCCAAAGGCTGGCCGCACGACATCAAGAGCCCGTTTCACCCGTTCAACGTGGCGAAGCGCCAGGGTTTGCCATTTCGGCACATCGCGGAGAAGCCCGTCCGCCTCCCCTTCTCGCCGCCGCAGGTAGGCCACGCGACGCAGGGCCGCGCGGGTCCAATGCAGCGGTGCCCGTATTACTACTGGAGCAACCCCATCATCAAGGACTTCTGGCACTTCAACTGGCAAAAGGGCGACGGTTACCAGCACCCGAGCGACGTTCCGCTCTGGTATCGCGCGCAGACCGCGGTGGAATTCAAGCGGAAGCGGTATTCAAAGACGACGGGCCGCGAAGAGTGGGGATGGACGCATGGGCAGAAGGCGAACCACGCGACGGACGTGGAGCAGATGCTCACGGTCGCGGCGATGATGGATGAGAGGGTTTCGCTGGCCCCGGCTACTGGCGCGGAGGCTGGAACGAAGGAGGAGGCATAGCACTATGGATCTAGATACATTCTTCGAGCGCGCGGCAATGTGGCTTTCCGTCGCAATGCTCGTCGCCTTGGCCGTCCTAGTCGGATACGCGATTGTAGAGGACGGCAACAGGGTAACGGTCGGAACAGTGGTCGCGCTGCGTTCTGAGCCGACTCGAATTATCGGGAAGATTGTTCGCCCGGCGCATGGCGTCGTGACCATCTCCAATGGCGAGCGGTGTTCTGAGTGGTCCGTTCCATCTGAGCGAATGAAGTCCATCCGCATGGGGGACAGATTCGCGCCGTAGGCCCGCCAGTTTGACGCCCTCCCCGAAAAACGCCACGCGGCTACCGTGGCAATTAACGCCTTCACGTATCTCACTCTCGGGGAGTTGGCCGCATTGCGGGCAACCTACCTCGCGTGCATCACGGCCATCGGCGAGGGGCATCAGTCGTACAGCCTGAACGGCATCAGCGTCACACGCGCAACTCTGAACGAGGCCAAGACGACGCTGGGAGAAATCGGCGCAGCCATCGCGCTCTTGAGCGGAACCGCACAGCGTCGGGCCTATCCCATCGTCCGCCCCTACTTCACGTAACATGGCATCGAAACTCGCCAATTTCATCGACCGCGCGATTGAGACCTTCGCGCCCCGGGCCGCGGCAAACCGAATGGCCGCGCGCCGCCGCATCACCGGGTTTTCCGCGCTGGGAGCCTACGCGAACGACGGGCGGCCGAACACGCAGGTCGGCCAAGTCGGCGAGGTTCTGCGGACGAACCGCGAGCAGGTCCAGTTGATGCTGAACGCGCTGAACCTGATCGACAATTCAGGCTTGGCCTCGTCCATCACCGACAAGTTCGGCGTTTACACCTTTGGGAACCTGCGCTGGCAGGCGCGCAGTGGAGACGACGCTGTAAACGACGAGCACGAGGCGTACATGCGCGAACGCCTCGGGACGAGCATCGACATCACGGGCCGGTACTGTTTCCGCGAAATGGCGCAAATCGCGATGCGGGGCTGCATCGTGAAGGGCGGCGTCGGGTTCGACATCATCCGGCCCGACCCGACGCACCCGCACATCTACCTTCGCGGCATCGAATACGACCGCATTGGCAATCCCTACTACACGGGCGCGCAGCAGTTCGTGGTCAACGGCGTCCACATCGACGAACTCGGGCGAGAGGTGTCATTCGACATCTATGATCGGGACCGTGTGGGCGGCATGTATCGCTTTGCGGAGAACATCCCGAAGTACAACTTGGCTGGCGGCCAAGAGTTCATGCACATCTTTCGACCCGGCTCGGGCGGGTTCGACCAATACAAGGGCACGACGGCGTTTAAGACGGCCATCGATGACGTGTATTACCTCGACATGATCCGCCGCTACGAGCTGCAAGCGCAGCAGTGGGCCGCGGCGCAGTCGGGCGTTTTCTACACCGACGATAAGAGCATTCCTCCGGTCGGAGTGTTTGACGACCGGACCAATCCGCTTGGTCAGTCGCAATCGACCTTCAAGGTCACGCCCGGGGTTGTTTCCGCCCTAGGCACCGGGGAGCGCGTCGAGATGTTCAAGAACGAGCGGCCCTCGGCGAACGTGCAAGCCATGTGGCTGAACGTGGTCCGCAACATCGCGCTGTCGGTCGGCCTCCCCTACATCTTCGTCTATGACGGCGACGGCGGCGGCCCTGGCGTCCGCTTCGCTGGCGCGCAGGCTGATCGGACCATTCAAGACTGGTTCCAGATGTTTGACGAGCGTTTCCTCTCCCCGAGCGGAAACGCCATACTGCGCAACGGCATCTTCGTTGAGAAGGCCATCCCCTATCATCCCGGGTGGAACCGCGGGCGCTGGCTCGGGCCTTCCCGCCTGTCCATCGATGCGGGCTACGACTCCGCCGCCGCGCTGAACGAGATCGCGGAAGGCATCCGCACCCGGACCGACGTTTCCGCGCAGTTCGGCTTCGACGGCGACGAGGTTGATTCCGTCCGCCGCCGCGAGGTCACGCGCACCATCCAGAACGCGCAGAAAATCGCCAAGGAAACGGGCGCAGACTTCGACCTTGTTCTGTCGCTCCTGCTCCGAAACCAGAACGCCAGTGCAGGCACCGGAGGCGTGGCCGCGCAGATTACCGCTGCGGACGCGAAGAGCGAGGACGAGCTTTCGCGCGGGGCAAGCTCGGATGGGGTTTTGATGCCTGCGGGGAGGAATTGACGCCGCCACTCACGCGGACGGCTTACGACTCTGCGCGGTGGTATCGCTCCACTAGCCGGTTAAAACTCCGACCCGAAGGCCGCCAGCACGCTCGTCTGGTTCAACGCAAAGCGTCTCCAATTTGACGCATCCCCCGAAAATGTCCAGTCGGCGAAAATGCCGACCATTGCGCAATTTCGAGCCACGTCCCCGCTAGGCGGAGCGGGCGTTGACGCTGCCGCGGGAATAATCCGCGGCGTCAAGATTATCAGCGAGGGTGAAGCGCAGGGCCACGAAGTCCAGATTGACGCTACGATGCTCTCGCAAGTGCTGGAGCTGGCGCACGGCTTCGGCGAGCAGGGACTCCCCATCAAGTTCAACCCGGGCACGTTC